AAAGGACCGCCCGAGGAGGTAGCGTCTCGGGCGGCCCTGGAGGAACACGCGGCGACTCGGGAAACGTGAGCGAATCGCGTGCGGCTTTGCGTCGCGATCCTACCAGAGATCCGCGACGGCGTCCAGTGCCGCGCGGTCGCCAGGACGCGAGAGTGCTGTCGCGGCAGCGTCATGGAGCTCGGCGGCGGCGAGGAACGCGGACCGATCGCCGGCTTTAGTCGCACGGTCGATCTCGATCCGTGCTCGCTGCATGATCTCGCTGAGTCGATCCGCCTGGCGCTCCTCTGGACCGATCGCGGGCCCCGGCGGGATCTTGAGCATCGAGCCGGATACCCGGCGCCTGGTCTGTGTGATCGATCGATTCAGCCCTGCAAGCTGTGGTCGTGTCATTGATCCCCCTCCTGCCTGAGCGACCCGCCTTGGTACGTCGAGTCTCCCTGCGGTTCGTCTGCAACAGCCTTGATGACCCCGGCGATCGCTTCGAGATTTTCTGGCGTCATTGTCACACCGCGCATCTCGCGGAGCTCGAATACTTTGGCGGCGATGCGCCGCGCGTCGTCGATCGTCATTCGACCCCCTCCACCGTCGGCGGCACCCGATCCTCGTGAATCTGAGCGAGAGACTTGACCTGTCGCTCGGAGAGCGGCGCGCCGGCGTCCACCGTGGGCCGGATCGAGGCGCAAAACTCGATCTCCCATTCGGTGAGTCCGTCCCCGCGCTCGTCGATCTCATCGAGGACCGCCTTCGCCCATGTCTTGCTCATGATCTATCTCTCTCCGTAACCTGGTCGATCCAGTCGGCGCAACGTCGCAAATCCGATGCGAGCCCGGCGAGCTTGTCGCTCATGGTCTTTCTCCGGAGCCATTCCGCGATTTCGCCGGCCTCGACCGCCTCATAGTATCCCTTTCCGAGATCGGCCTTGACGGCTCGTTGTACGTCTCGGAGGACGAAGTGGTTCTGCGCGATCCATTGCTTCGCGGTTTTCTTCGCGGCCCGGCGCATTTCGTGAGCGATCATCTCGGCCCGGATCTGCACGTCTCGATCCATTCCGAGCTTACTTGCGAGGCGGCGTAGATCGTCGATCGAAATCGACTTGCCGCGCCATTCCGCGAAAACCTTCGACCGATGTCTCGCGTCCTGCATCGTCTCGGACATGCGGCGCGCAAGCGAGATCCATAGAAACTCGTCGGGATGGTTGTCGAGGTTTTGCCGCGCCCGAATCGTGGCGCGGAGCTTGTCCTGGCCCCATGTTTCGAGGAGTCCGCATCCGTCCGGCACCTCTGCGGCCGGGATGACGCCACGCGGCGCGACATACCAGAACTCGTTCACGAGCTTTGCGAATGCCTCGCGTTTCTCCGGTTGGTCGAGCTCTCGGCGGAAATCAGCGCGATCAACCTTGACCTCGCACGCGATGTACCGAATGCGTGACGACGGGTAGCAGTTGATGGCGAAGACGTCGATGGTCCGATCGTGCATCGCCCCCGTCGCGTTGCGGACTTGATCAAATGTAGCCCACTCGGGCAATGAGTAGCGCCGCCGAATCATGTCGACGAGGTTCTTCTCGGTCATTGGATGCGTCGTCAACGCTGTGCTCATTCGCCGGCCTCCCCTAGGGCCTTTCGCGCCATCTCCTGAATGCGTCTGAGGATCCTCCGCAACCGATCCACCTCGGTTACCCCACTTCGCTCGATTCTCTCGATCCGCGCATCCATCTCATTCAGCGCATCGGCGACCGTGGACGCGAACGAAACAGGATCGGCGCTCTCAAGATGCGCCCTCATGCGATCCTTGTCGACCCTCATGATCCTGCGCCGCCTTTCCCGAGCCGCGCGAGCTTCTCGACGATCTCGACGAGGTCTCGAATCCGCGGTATCGACTCATCGCCGTGAACTCGCGCGTCGATCGGTCTGAGGTTGTCCGCTGGTCGCGCTATGTCCGAAATCGAGTCCAGTCGCTTCTGCGCCGTCTCGATAGTCGACGCGAGTCCATCGCATCGTGAGACGAACGCCTCGCGGATTTCCTCGACGTGGCGTTCGAGCTTCTCGATGCGGTCCTCGATCTCGGCGAACGCATCGACGATTCGCTTCGCATACGCGAATAAAGCCTCGGTGGCCTGCGGGCTATCGATGAGCTGCTCATATGTCACCGCCATAGCGCCCTCCTGATGATCTCGTCGACCGCTTCGGTGTCGGTCATGAGATAGAGGAGGACGAGACCGAGGATGATGACGGCGGCTGCCAAACCGCCGAGCGAAATCGCGCCGGATTCGCCGGGAGGACCATCATCCCCGGTATCGAGCTCCTCGACGACCGCGACATATTCGCGGACGATGTCGAGCGTCTCCTCGTAGGACCATTTCACGTTGTCCTGCTTGATGATGCGAGACAGGAGGTCGGCCGCGGCGTGATCGAGCCCTGCGTTTCGGAGCGACTTGGCGGCGCGGTTCACGAGGTGAAACACGTTTCCCGGCTTGAGACCGTGCATGGAGATCGCGGGTTTGGTTTCGCTCATCATTTGTCCCCTTCGTCTTCCGGTTGCCCGTCGTCGTCCGGTTCGACGACCTTCGCGATGATGTGCTCTCCTTCTTGGAGCACCTCGAAATCGACGGCTTCGAGGAGCTCGCCGTCGTCGATCGCGAGCTTGAAGAGGTCGCCTCGGTTGACGTCAACGGCCCTGACGGACCGGAGCCCGTCGCCTTCGACGACATGGACAATCGTCGCGTCGTGCGGCTCCTCGTCATGGATCTCTGGGACCGGGACGGCGCCGTCGGCTCGGACGTCGTCGCGCGTCCGGATCGGTGGTGCGACTGCGATGTCGACGGCTTCGGCTGGCGATTCGAGTTGAGGCGGCGGCGCCGGGCATGGCGCGGAGCACGATCGGCATCGATAACCGTTGTCGGCGGTCTCGATGATGGCGGATGATCCGCAATTCGGGCATCGGTTCATGGCGTTTCCTTTCTGGTTTCGGTTGCGACGTCCGCCGCCTCCCGCGCGGCGGTTTCGATGGTATGGACCGCGGTCATGATGAGCGCGGCGTTCATTCGGAGCTGGTTAAGCGCGTCGGCGATGATGACGTCCTGCCAATCGGTTTGAGCTTCGAGCTTGTTCGCGTCGTCCATCGACATGATGCGGTCGGCGACGAACGACCGGGCCCGCTCCTTCGGGATCTCGACGAGTAGAGTCGTTCGGTAAAGGCGCGATCCTCGCTCTGTCGTGGAGCGTTCGAGGCGCATGGAGACGTCGATCGACAGTGCCGGTTGTTTCATCGTGTACCCCTCCTTGAGCGGAACGGTGGAGGCGTGCGCCGGGCAATTACCGCATCAATCGCGGCGAGTTGTTTCGTGAGATGTTCGCGGTCGTCGCGTCGCGCGTCGATGACGATGCGGAGAAACGGGACGGGTTGAAAAAACGCCACCCCGGGCATTTCGGAGACATGCAGCCCAACCCAAGCGGCGCGCGGGACGATTCGGAATCGGATCATGAACCGGTCCTCCGATAGTCGATCTCGTCCACGATAACGATCGTGACGACAATCGCGGCGGACGCGCCGAAGAGCCGGGCGACGCCGTGCCATCCGGCGATTTCGTAGGAGACGAGGTAGGCGACAAGACACGCGGACGTGATCGCGAAGAGCGCAAAAGACCCCATGAGATCGAATCGAGACGGTCGGATCATTTCGAGCCCCCCCGCTGGATGGTTTCGCGGACGATGAGCGACGCCGCGACTAGTGATTCTTGAACCCTCTTCCCCTTGACCTCCGCGATTCGCTCGTCGAGGTTGTCGAGCGCCTCGGTCACGCCGTCGATGTCGAGGACGTCGTCGCGCCAAGCGCGAACATCGAATCGGACGAACGATCGCGGGAATCGGAGGATCTCCCCCGACTCATTCGCGACGTCGACCGCGTGCTCGCGAATCCATGCGGGATACGTGCGGCCGGCGGCGAACCCATCTTCCGGGCGCGCGATCATGACGGGTATCGGTTGGTCGGCATTCTTCATTCGGGACTTCCCTCCTTGGTTTCGTGGTCATTTGCACTTGTCCCATCGCGGAGGCGTCGCACCTCGTCGACGATGAGCGCGACCCCGTGCTCCTCGAGGTCGAGATCGGTGTAGGCGAGGAGGCGCCATCCTCGAAAGAGCGCCCCCCGGGCCTTCTCGAGGTCGCGTTGGAGCCCCTTCGGTCCGGCGTGCGAATTGCGACGGCCTCGGGCCGACCTGGTGCCCCCGTGGATTTCGACGGCGATCCTGAGCGCCGGCCACGCGAGATCGAACCTCCATCGGCGCGTCTTGTCGAATCGGTACTCCCGGCAGACGTGCCGGAGGTCTCGATAGTCGGGATGGTGGGCGATGCAAAACGCGACCTCGTCGGCCCGGTCGGAGAATCGCACGCGCCGGCTCAAGAGACGACCTCCGAGGTCGACGCCGCACGGCGCCGCGACCGCTCACGGATGAGCTCGGTCCATTCGGCGAGCTCGTCGCCGGTCGACCCTGCGCGGATCGCCGCGGCGAGGTCGTCGATGCGCTTGCGGATCGACGCGTCCGACAGCCCGTCGGTGGTGACGTTCGGCTTCGACGACTTACGGTCGTTGTGACGCCGTGCGTCTATCTGTTTCTGATTCTGTTTCTTGTCCGGCAATGACCGATCGTAAGTCGTTGCGGCGTCTACGTCGGTGCGCCCGGAATCCGTCCGGGTTTCGTCCGGTTTGTGTCCATATGGACGAAAACCGGTCGGATTCCGGTCTCCTAAGTGTGATTCGATCGCCTGCTCGGCGTCGTGATTTTGGGCGGTTTTCGGCGTCGCGAGCGCCTCGGCGACGAGCGATCGGAGGCGGCGGCGAGCGGGCGGCGTCCGGGTTTTGCCGCGGCGCTCGATGTCGGCGCGGCCGGACTTTTCGGAGAATCGCGGAATCCAGAGGACGCCGAGTCCGCCGGTGTCGGCGTGGTATCGCAACGGCGTGCCGCCGTCGATGACGAACGGCCCCGGGTCGACGGCGACGACGAGCCGGCAGTCCTCGCGGGTCAATCGCTCGATCGCCCGGGAGAGCGTCGACCGCGGGACGAACATCTCCGCGGAGAGCTCGTGCGCGGTGTACGGCTTGAGGAATCCGCCGTCGGAGTAGGCATAGACGAGCCCGTCCTGGTCGGCGATCATCGTGAGGAGCTTCAAATAGACGCCCTGAGCGGCATGACCGAGGCGGCGGAACCGGGAGCTCGTCCGGAGATCCTCTCCGTACACCTTGACGAATTGGCGCCGTCTCGACATTGTGCCCGCTCCGTCCTATTTCCGCCGCGAGCGTACCGGATCACGTCGGCGGCGTCAACATCTCGCCGACGAATTGAGAGACGACCTGTCTCCGCGGGTCGTCGGGCGGCGTGCAAGACATGACGTAAAGCGTATGCCTCGCGCGAGTTGCGGCGACATAGAACAACCGCCGCTCCTCCCATAGATGAGCGACCGGGTCGGCATCGCGTCGCGGCGCGAGCGGGAACGAGCCATCGACCATGCCGGCGACGACGACCACGTCGAACTCGAGCCCCTTCGCCGCGTGAGCCGTGCCCACCCTGGGGATCGTCTCATCGGGCGCCGTCATGTCGCCGAGCTCGATCGCGGTGATCGAGTCGAGATATTCGGTGAGCCCCTCGCCGGGATGATCGTCGAGCCACTGAGCGGCCCTGAGCGCCGCCTCCTCGACATTCGTCGCCCGGGTATGCAATCCGTCGCCCTCGTACCGCTCGACGATCTCACGCCGCGCCTGATCGGCGTAGGCGCCCGGATCGTCGATCGAGTGCTGGTCGGTCCATCCGACGACGTCGAGGACGGCCTGGTCGTTCTGTCGGGCGGCGATTCGCGCGGTGAATCCGTCGGGCGACCTCCATCGCGGCAGATCCGGGTCGGCGTCCATGACGAGACGGGCGGCGATCTCGTCGCGCGGGTTGATCGCCGCGCGGATCATCGCGTGATAGAGCCGGACCTCGGAGAGCGCGAGGAACGACCGCTCGGACGAGAGCGGGACGACCTCGACGCCGGCGGCGCGGATCGCGCGGATGATGAGTGCGACCTCGCGATTCGTGCGGACGAGGACGGCGGAGGACTCGCCGCGGTGCGAGGCGCCGCGGACGATCTCGACGATGGCCTCGTCGTGGTCGGGCCACGCGGTGAAGCGTCGGGCGTGGACGGCGCCGGGCGCGGCGCCGGGCCGGGCCTCGATCGCGCGGTCGGGTTGCGCCGGGTTTCGCGCGATGAGATTCCGCGCGGCGGCGACGATCGCCCGATCGGAGCGGAACGACCTCGACAGGATATGCACCTCCGATGCCTCGTCCGCCGCGGCGCCCAAGAGGAACTGATTTGACGTGCCTCGGAATCCGTAAATCTCCTGATTCGGATCGCCGACGATGACGACCTCGCGCGGATCGAGGACGCGGTAGAGCTCGCGCTCATTCGGCGCGGTGTCGTGGTATTCGTCCACGACGAGACACCGGGCGCGATATTGGAATCGATCGCGGACGTCGGCGTCGTGAGCCATGAGCCAGACGGCGCGGTCGATGATCTCGGCGACCTCGACGGCGCCGGCGCGCCGGAGTGTCTCGACGTATTCGGATGTGAGGCGCTCTTCTTCGCGCGTCCATTCTCCCGGTTCGCCTCGCCGCTTGGCCTCGATCAATTCTCGGGCCCGCTTGGTCGAGACTTTGTGATCGAGACCCAATCGGACGCGGATATCATCGAGAACATCCGCCGCGTCGGTGTCGTCATAGACCGTGATCTCGTCGGGATATCCGTAGGCCGACGGCTTCGACCGGAGAATCTTTAGAGCGATGGCGGTCGATGTTCCGATGTGAATGCGGCGCGCGTCGCGTTCGCCGACGATTCCGGCGATGCGGTCGCGGAGCTCGGCCGCGGCGTTGCGAGTGAACGTGACGGCGGTCACGGCCTCCGGTGTCCGGAATCTCCGGACGAGCTCGCCGACGATTCGCGCGAGCGTGAACGTCTTGCCGGTCCCGGGATGCGCGACGATCACGCGATATCGATGCGTGGAGTTGATCGCGGCCGCCTGCTCGTCGGTGGCGCGCGTCGCGCTCATGGTCGTATCACTGGGCCTTCGCCGAGGAGCTCGACCATGTCCGGCTCATAGTCCGGATCGTAATCATCTTCGAGCTCTTCTCTCATCGCATCGTGCCAGAGCTGGAGCGCGTGCGAGAACGTCTCCGCCTCGACGATCTCGCTCTCCGACACTCCCTCGAACCAGATTCGATAGACTTTCATCGCGTTGCTCCGAGATCGATGAGAGACCACCCATCCGGGACCGACGCCGCGTGACATGATGCGACGACGATCGAGTCGAACTCGGATCCTAGCTCGCCGAGGATTGCGAGGAATGCGTCGAGATTCGGCCCGTCGACCTCCGCCGCCTCCAGGAGGAGGAGCTTCGCCGGTGGATCGACGAGCCGCACGATGGCAAGCGAGAGAGCCGCTGTGAAGATCGCGGACTCGCCGCCCGAGAGCGCGCGCCACGGTATGAGAGTCTCGCCGGATGTCCGCGCCATGATGTTGATTCCGCCCTCGACCGCGACGGCTTCGAGAGCCCAGCCTGGGCGCACGCCAGCGAGGAGCTGTTCGACGGTATCGAGTAGCGGCCGCATCGAGTCGGAGAGCGCCCGGCCTGTGACGGACTTCGCGGTCTTCGCGACGCCGCGTAGCGTCGACGCGGACTCACGCGCGGCCGCGGCCGCGGCCTCCGCGTGTAGGATCTCCTCATCGATCGCGCGGACCCTCTCGGCCGCGGCGATCGCCTCATCGATGTCGGCGATCCTCTCCCTTGTCGCCGCCACGAGCTTCTCGGTCTCGCTCGTGTCGATGACGCCTGGTGCCTCGGTCTCGCGCTTGCGCGCGTCCTTCTGCCGCGCGAGCGCATCTCGGAGCGCCTCATCCGCGGCCGCGCGTTCGGCCTCCGCTGTGGCGAGCGCGGCCCGCGCCATCTCGACTTTTCGCTCGGCGTCGGCAACGGCCTTCCGCTCCGCCTTGACGGCTTGAGCGACCTGTTTTCGATACTCGCTTCGGCGAATCGCGCGCTCATGTTCGCGCGCCATGATCGCCTCATATTCCTGCGCGGTCCGGTCCGCCTCTTGGACCTTCGTCTCGTAGTCTGTGAGCGCGGCCTCGATGGCCTCCGCAAGATTCGCGCGCACCGTGTCGCCGGCCGGGCAATCGAGACCAGACGAGATCGGACATGCGAACGAGCCGCTCTCTCCCGCTCGATCCCGTCGGGAGCACAATCCCCGGAGGAGCTTGTCTGCTGCGTCGGCCTCCGCGCGCGCTTGAGATTTTGTTTCGAGCGCCGCCTCGATGGCGGATTCGTCCCGCGGCGGATCATCTGGCGGCTCGATGGTGCTTCGATTGGCCCGCGCGAGCTCGGCGGCCTCCTCCATTTCAGCGAGAACCTTCTTGGCTCCACTGACGACGTCGTCGCATTTCTCGATCTTCCGGCGCGCCTTGTCGACATCTCGGTCGGCGGCGCGCGCCTGTTGCTGCACGGACTCGACTTGTCGCCGCCGCTCGGTGTCGGCGGCGAGAGTCGCCGACAGCTCCTCGACTTGCTCGCGGAGCTTCGCGCGTTCCGCCCCGAGGTCGGCGGCGGACTTTCCGAGCGCGACTTGCATGGTCGAGCGCTTGTCCATGAGTCGCTTGAGAGCCTGTTCGGCCTCTTTCTTCGCCGCCGCGGCCGATGACACCGCGGAGGCGATCACCGCGTTCGACGCGGCGAGATTTGCGGACGGCGGCGCCGTCGGATTCCACGCCGACCGGAGAGGCGCGAGGACGTCCGCCCAGGCCTCGCATGACGGCGGCGCAATGGCTTCGAGGAACTCCTCGAGACTCATCGCGTCGGCGCCGGCGCCGATCGATGCGAGGTAGGCGGCGCGCTTCGCCGGCGAAAATCCGAAGAACTCATCCGGGTCGAACAAGATCGCGCCCCCGAGCACCTCGGCGATCTTCGCGTCGCGGGCCCGGAGCCCGCGCTCTCCCGTGTCGGGAGCGATCTGGAGCTCCTCTTTGACGGTCCCTTTGTCCGTCGACGTGAATCGGCGCGAGATCGCGAACCGCCGGTCGTCGACTCCGATACAGTCGACGCCGACTCGCATGGACCGGGCGCTCGCGAGCGTCATGATGCCGCGTTTGCCGAGTGCCGGGTCGACCCCCGTAATCGCGATCGTGATCGCGCGCACAACTCGCGTCTTGCCGCACCCGTTCGGGCCGGCGAGCACGGTCCGCGCCGGGATGTCGAGCGTCGTCGTCGACCCCATGAACGAATCCAGATGTACGCGCTCAATCCTCATGGTCGCCACCTCCGAATAATGCGCCCTGCCCTTCGTCGTCCGCGTCGATCGCACACGACACAGCCGAAATGAATGCGCGGAGCGAGTCCTCGTCATTGTCCTCGAATGCGAGCGGACCGAGGAGCTCACGCGAGAGCGCGCGCACCTTCTCCTCGCCGCCCTGGCGCCGCTTGAGCTCTTCGGCCATCTCGCGCCCCTGCTCGATCAGCTTGAGGCGCGGGCCATCGTCGACGACATCCGCAGACGTCGTCTCCTCTTCCTTCGTCGTCACCGTCGCCTGGACGTCGACGACCTTCTCGACCGGCTCCTCCACAGTCGATGAGGACACTTCGCCGAGATCGACGAGGTGGGCATCGAGCGAGGACTCTCCGGCCTCGAACTGTGCCGCCGCCCGGAGCGCCTCACGTTGAGCGTCGGCGTTCTCGACCCACCCCATGACATCGAGATACGCCACGGCCTCGACCGGCTTCGCGTACTTCGACCCCGGATCGTCCCATGTGATCGTGACCGCATCGTTGCCGATGCCCTGGATCGTCTGCCTCGGAAAACCCGGATGCGCCTGGCAGAGTCGCCGCTCGCAGATCGTCGCCGCCTTGCGGACGGCGAAAATCTGGTTTTCGTTCTGCGTCGCGATGACCGCCGCGACGTCGGAGCTCATGAGATTCGCCACGATGGCGACGGTCTCGTCGAGCGGATAAACCGCCTCATGGTCCGCGAGCTCGATCGAATCGAGACGGGCAATTGGCACGAGCCGGCCGTGCTCGGACCAATCGGTATCGGAAACCTTCTCATTTTTGCCGGTGCTCGGGTTCTTCCGCCATCGCTGACCCATCTTCACGAGGTTGAAGAGGTCGCGTAGGAAGTAGAGCCGCGGCGAATAGTGGATGGTCTGCGTGAGGACGAGGACGTTCCCGTTCGTCGACCGCCCGACGATCCCCTTGCGAATCCAGACGTCGGTGATCTTGCCCGTCGCGTCGTCCTTCTTGACGCACGGGTTCGGTTGCTCGATCCCGTCGACGACGACCGTTGGCGCATCGACGATGGTCATGCCGGACGCCGCGTTGAGCGTGCGGAAACCCTCGGCCGTGATGGTGAACGTCTTGCCGCGATCGAGCGTGAATAGCTCTTTCTTCGACATGCGGAGCGGCACCTTATCGACCGTCCGGGCGAGCGCTCCTCCGCGCGTGACGATTCGGTCTGATTCTGACGATCGTAGCGCCGGCGCCTTCGCGCTCGACGTCACGATGAGCCCTGTCCTCTTTTCTGTCATGGGGATGCCTCCGGGATGAGCTGCGCCACGTCGACCTCGAGCGCGCGCGCGATGCGAATGATGCGGTCGAGACGAGGAGGCGGAGCGGTGCCCGCCTCGATGCGGGATAAATGGCGATACGAGATGGACCCGTCGAGCTCATTGACGCGCTCGACCAATTGTCGGCGCGACAATCCGGCCGCGAGGCGATGCGTAGAAATGAGCCGACCGAGCTCGCGCGGGTTATGGGTGGATCGGACCATGCGGTCATTATGACCGCGCGGTCCGACACCGCAAGCGGGCCCCTACTTGTTGCCCTTGAGTTGCGCGAGCTTCTCCGCGATCGACGCCGCGGCGTTCGCGTAGCTGTCCGGGAGCGGCTCGGCCTCCCGCCCGGCGTTGGTCATGTTGACGTTCGCGACGGTGAGATTGGTGAGGTTCGGCATGTTGATCGTGCCGAACGCCTCCGCCGATTGCATGAGGTCGCGCCGCGCCTGGACGTAGGCGGCTCGCTCCGCTTCGAGTGCCTTTCCGATCCGCTCGATCTCGGCGGCATCCGTCGCGGCCGCCGCCGCGGCTCCGAGCGCCTTCATCCGGTCCGCGATCGACAGGAGGACCGGGTCTTCCGCGAGCATGCGGCGGACGTCGCCGACGGCGTTGAGCGAAAATCCGGTCTGCTGACCCGGCGCCTGCGCGGCGTTGTTGACGTCGCGTTTCACCGTGAAGTCGGTGCGGCTCTGCTGATTGTCTCCCCCCATGTTGGTGTAGGCGGTTTGCGGAGTGATTCCGACCTCGCGGTCGCCGGCGACCGCCGGTCCGGTCGACGCCTTCGTGAGCGCGTCCGCGCTCGTCTGGTCCTCGGCCGCGGTCGTCCCGCATCCCGGGACGATGAGAGCGATCGCGATAAGAGTGATGAGGTAGCGATTCATGGGTTCCGTCCTCCGCGGGTTTTCGACCGAGTGAAACGATGCCGCGGCGAACGGCGACGGAACCCGCGAACCGAAAACCGCCGCCACGACATCGCGAATCATGTCTCCTTTTTCAGCGTCGCACGAGCGGCGCGCTTGACCTGGTCGGCCTCGACGTCGTTAAACCGGCAGAGCTTGTGCCCTGGCGCGTGCCGTCTGACAAGCTCGTCGAGGACCTCCCGTGTCGCGTCCTGCCTCTCGCGGACGTCGCGGATGTCGTCGCGCGTCCTCGACGAGTACCGCTTGGCACCCTCGACATGACGCGTGACGAGAGCGGTGTGGTGCGCGATGGTGTCGTTCAATCGATCGATCGACGTCGTTAACCGCTGAGCCATCCACTTTGTCAACCATATGAACGCCCCCACAAACGGCGTGAGCGCCCCGAGCACAATCCCGATCAATTCATACGAGCCCTGCGGCATTTCTCCCCCCTATGGTGCATCGTTTCGGTCAATGCCGACGAACTCGATCGTCGGCGGATTGTCCCGCCCGCCCGGGTTGATGGAGAGCTCGACGACCTCGACCTTGTTGGTCGACCTCCATTCGTGCGAAATGTCGACGACGTCGCCGCGCACGACGTCGAGCCCGTTGAGATAGGTCGACCACCGGAGCACGGTTGCCGCGTGGTCCAGGTAGTCGAGAATGTTGTCGCGATATGCGAGCGCCGCCGATGCGGTGACGATCCAGTCGGCCTCGACGACGCGTTTCTTGGTCGCCGAATATGCCGTTTTCGATGTCGCGGACTCCGCTTGCTCGCGGTCCGTCCACGCCTTCGCGTCGGTCGAACCGGTGAAATCACCGTCGACATAATTCGGACCCCACAAGACCTCGACATCATTGATGATCTCGTCTTGCGGCGTGCGCGAGATCGAGAGCGAATCGCGAACGATCGCGTCCTCGTCGAGCGTCGGCGACCCCGCGGAGATCGATGACAGCGCCGGCTTGAATAGCGGAACGAAAAGCCCGTTTTCCCAGAACCACGAGAATGAATACTGAGTGAGGATGGAGTCGATGACCTCGCTCGCCTTCTTCTGTTCGAGGAGAACGCCCGCGGCGTCGGTGCGCGCGAGCGTCTTCGCCGTCGCGAATGCGCTCGAATCTTTGTAGGCGGCGCCGATGTAGTCGTCGAAGATGCGCTCCACATGGTCGATCGGGTTTCCGCCGTCGCCCGAGTCGACGTCGGCGATGATTCGGTTGGTGTCTTCCTGCCCGACGACCCCGAACTCGATGATCGAGTTAACCCGGAGATATTTGACGTGCTTGTCCTGCATGGCGACGATCGGACCCGCCGCGAACTCGACGCCGAGGTCGACGAACGCGTTCCATGAATTGATGAGTAGCCACGAGGACGTCACGTCGAACCATGTCAACGACGAATGGGACAGCGCGTCCTGCGCGTCGGTCGGACCGGTGTCCTCATCTTGCGCCTCGTCTTGGAACTCCTCGGCATAGTATTCGATGCGGACGTCGAAGAGTCGCGGCGTCCACATTGACCCGATGTGATGATACAGCGGATTTTGCACCGTGTAATTCGGATCGCTTCCCGGGTTTGTGTGCTCCGAGGAAATCGCATCGACGTTGGTTGACGGCGTCGGTGGCGGCATGATGATCTCGATATAAGAGTCTCCCGCATTCCCGATGAGGTCCGAGACTTGGTAGTCCCCACCGCCTGGCGCGAGACCCGCGAGATTCTGCCATCCGCTTGAGCTTTCCACGCGCGGATCGCCACGCGTCAAAGTCGTGCCGGCGCCGAAATAGATCGGGCCCGGCTGCGCCCAAGTGAACGGAAGCTCCTGCACAAACGACCGCTGCATAGGCCAGCGCCCCGAGGCCCATCCGTCATAGTCCACAGGAACGACTGCATCGCTCATGTCGAGAGAGAAGTCGAACGCCGCCACCTGGACTCCACGGAGGACCAACCGCACGAGGTAGCGCGGCGACAACGGCGCGCCACTCGTCGAGTCGATGACAAATCCGGGATCCGATTGAATGAATCCACCGGGAGGCGGTGGGGAAATGAAATTGAGCGGAACCGTTTGTGGAGCGATGAGAGACGGCGGGCCCGAGTCGAACCCGTTGTTGTGTGCGATGATAATCGCCGCCGACTTGAGTCGAGCGAACGGCTCGTCGAGGTCGGTGAAATAGAACCGGAGCGTCGGCTGCGTGAGCGTCGAAAACGGGCAGTCTGGACCGTTGACAGGAGGATTCGGGTTGATGAGCCACCGGTTGAATCCAGACGGGACCGACGGGCCTCCCGGGATGTTCTGCAGCGTCATATGAGCACAATACGTTGATGGCTCGAACGTCTCGATCCGTCCGTCGCGGCATCCTTCGAGGGCCTTGATCCAGTTGTCATAGGTCGGTCGGACGATGCGAGTCGATGGAGCGGTCGAATCGAGCTCGGTCTCGACGTAGACCTCCCATAATTCGAGCTCTTGCCCTGAGACCGTCTGGCCTCCCGGAGCGGTGATGCGAATGAGAGAGTCCGGCCGCAGCAATTCCACGAGCGCGAATTGTGACGGCGTGAGATCAACGACCGACGACACATAGGTCGTGCGGGCGCTCGTTCCATTGCCGAGCGCTGACATAGAGCCAACCGGGATCGTCGCGACGGCTTGTCCACGAATCGAAAACTCAATCTCGTATAGGTCGGCGCGGCCCGAGACGACTGCGACGAGACGCACGCGCTTGATCTGTCGGTTGGTCCGGCTGAGATTGCCGAACGAATAGACACCTGTCGCCGTTGTCGGTGGCGGAGTTGGCGAACTGAGGATCGCGTCGAATGTGTCGACTGATCCATCGGCGGTATAGTTGAGTGAATCCCGCAAGAAAAATTGCGTCGCAGTGTATTGCGGAGCCAATGTGCCTTGCGGCTGATTGTACGGATTGACGCCCAGCGCGGAGACCGACCAGCCGCTCGGCGTCGCATATTGCTTCGGTCCAGACACCGGTCGGATGATCGTCGACAATTCCGGCTGCCCGACGAGGTGATCATGTAGCGACCCCGGTATCTGGTGCTGATGCGCTCCCTCGAATCCGGCCGCCTCCGTGAAGAATGCGCCCTGCTGTAGAGCGCGGTCCGGAGTTGTGTTCGTTGAGACCAGAGTCCCCAGCGGGAGCAAGAGGACGCCGCTTTGGGTGAGTGATGCCGTGATCGCTGGAAACGTCGTCACCGGGTCGATGCCGTGATGCTCGTAAACGACATATGCCTTGAGGACGCCGGACGCCGGGACCGGCCCGTCAAAATCGGAGGTGCGCCGGACGACCAAGAAATCCTGTCCCGGTTGCGATTGGATTCCGAAGTTAGTCTCCGTCCAAGCGGCGTTGAGCTCGCACGCCTTCTCCGCCTCGAACACCGAATTAATCGCCCCCCCCGGTCCTGGTGGCCCGGTGAACGGCTCCTCGGTTCCGATCGAGAGCCATAGCGATCCTTCGCCGCGGATGTCAACGCGAGGCGGTCGCGTGAATGTCACCGTCGCCCGCGGCGTTGTCGCGATCGTGATGTCCGCCGCATCGACCGGGACGGCCTCGCCCCGGCTGTTGAGCTTGCGGACGTTGGTGAGTGCTGTCACGGCGTGGTCGGCGAACGCGTAGACCTCCGAGCGTACCTCCGTGACCTGCGCTCCGGTGACGTGCGACGTCGCGATCGTGCCGTTGGCGCCGCGGGTCACTCCGGTGAACGAATCCGAGGTCGTCCCGGTGTAGTCGATCTGCTCCTCGTCGACGAGGATGGTCCCAGACGTCGGGAATCCGGTCGTGTCGTCCACCGGGATCGACGTCGACGCGGTGAGGACCGAGGCCCTGAGCCGCGTGCGCTTTGCCTCTGAGAGACGGAGCCCCGGGAGATCGGTGACGGAGCCGAAAACCAGCGGGATGATTTTTCCGACGCTCGATTCTGGCGCATCCGGCCATGTCGTCTTATCGACGACGGTCCCGATGAGGCGGTCGGCGCGCTCCGAGACGTCGCGGACGTCGAGCTCGATCGATCGACGGTCGGCCTGGATGACCTCGGAGACGACCCCCTCGAATAGCTTGACCGGCGTCGTCGCGACCGGGTCGCTGAATGCGATCCAGATACGGACGAGCGCGCCCTCGATCGGATAGAGAGCCTCCATGTGATCGGTGATCCGATCGCGCGTGATCCCGGAGATCCACTCCGGAGCGGTGAGCGCCGGCGAGAACACGCCGTCGCCGTTGTCCGCCGTCAAGGTCGCGGTGATGCTCGCGCCGGTCTGCGAGCTCACCGCCGACGTCGTGCCGGTCCCCTCGTCGAATCGCGTCCATGCGACGAGCGAGGAGTCGTTCGCCTCGCTCGGCTTGAGCGTGCGCCGGGCAGCCGCCTGGAACTCCGACGACGTGAGCGTCCGGCTCCACCATCTCGGCTCGTCCACGTCGAGCCACGTCGGGAATCGGCCCTCCGTCCCGGCGTTGGCGATGGCGCCGTCTGAATCGCCGGAGAAGACGATCGGATGCGCGCCGCTCGCTCCGGCCGGTGTGAATCGAGCCGGCGTCCCGACGAGGTCGCCGGAATCCGATCGGCGAAAATAGGTCACCTGGCCCGATGATGCGGCGTGCGAGAATCCGATCGAGAACAGCTCGCCGTCGGAGAGTCCCGCCGCGTCGGTCGTGACGACAGACCAGACGCCGCCGTTGTCGAACTCCAGAGTTATCGAGCCATCCGGCTTGAGGATGAATCGGAAATGGTTTTTCTTGAACGCCAGGATGGCGCCGGCGGAGTCGAGATCCTCGATTGACCACGCGCGCATGATGACCATGAACGCGTGGTCGTCGGTGCCGGTGCCGAACGGCGTCCCAGAGCTCGGAAGCCAATAGGCGAACGACCCGTCGCGCGCCGCGGCGGCTCCCCCGCCCTGGCACCGGATCGCCTTACCGAGCGCGGAGCTCGGCGCATTCGTGAGACTGAGACGGATCGAATCTTGCCCGCCTCGCTGCTGATACTTGAGCGGCGCCCACCGCTTGACCCGGCCCTGCACCGGACCCGGGAGGAGGTCGTAGAGACCGAGCGAGACGGTTTGATGATCGAGGACCATGTCGGCGTAGAACACCGGACGCTCGCCCGTCGCGTTTGTGTGATTCGTCCACGGCAAACCGCGCGGCATCGCCCCCCCCTATACCGGAGGACCGGTCGCGCCGGCAGTCTGACGATAGACGTCGAACGAAACCGACCACCATCCATCGCCGGGCCCCATGTTGCGCCAGTCGAGCGCCGGCTCCGAGAACCGACATCCGGTCAAGACGAGCGGGCCCGGCGTATCGAGGACGCCCTCGTAACGCGGGATCGTGACGGTGAACGATTTGAAGACGCCCTGGGCGACGTCGTCAAACCAGGTCTGGAATGCGACCTTTTGATCGTCCGGGATGTTCGAGATCGAGAACCTGTAGACCTCCGCGGCCACTGCGACGTCATAGGCGAAAACCGCCGTCCCGTCGGTGAACCCGACGGCCTGTCCACGGTCGCGAATCTCGACGTCGCCCGAGTCGCGATTCCGGAGGAACACCGCCGGCGTGCCGGGAACCTGAAAAATCATGTTCATCGAAGCGTCCTCCGATTCGTCCGGGCGGTCCTCGACGATCCGAGCCGCGCGAGCTCATTCGAGAGTCGGGACACGCCACGTTGATCGAGAGCGTCGATTCCCGGCAGCTCGAGGCGGACGTCGCCGAAGCGGAGGACGTCGCCGGCAGAGCCCGTAGCCGGAGCGGATCCTGAACGCCCCCCCGACGGCATCGCGTTGATCGCTTCGAGGAGCGGGAGGAATGCCGCCGTCGCGTCGGAATTGACGATGAACTCGCCACGGGAGAGCGCCGCGATATTCCGGTCGACCCCCGGTCGACCTCCCACGAGCCCGCCGAACTGGAACCCCGGGAGCGAGAATCCGAGACCACCGCCGCCGAGGAATGATGCCACAGAATTGCCGGCCGTGACGATCGATTGCACGAGCCCGGTAATCGTCTCCCATGCGCCCTGAAAGATCGAAACGATGCCGTCGACGATGGTCTGAAAACTCGACTTGATGCCTCCCCAAATAAACTCCCAAATGTCAGATAGAATGTCTCCGGATCTACTGGCGATCGATTTTATTCCTGACCACATTAGATCCCATGCGGACTCGATAATGTCAAATGTTCCTGTCGCAATGTCCTTTATCCCATCCCAAGACGCTTTCCAGTCACCAGTGATTGCGCCCATCGCGACCTTCAACAACCCACCGATGATCTTACCGAAGCCTCGGAGTGCTTTCGTTACCGCGTCAAACGTCGCCTGTGCAGCTCGCTCAACCTCGTCCCACACCGGTTGTCCTATGTTTTCCCATGCAAATCGAACGAGTTTCCAGACAGCATTAAACGTGTCAGAGATCAATGGCCAATTATTCTGAATGTATGATATCAGTCCTCCAACAATCTCTTTTGTGACCGACGCGATTGCATGAACTATTGGACGAATGAGCGTCCATGCTGTCGAAATGACTCCTACGACTACCTCTCGAATCCTCGGCCAATTCGCGCGGAACCAATCCACGACGGAGCGCGCCGTCGCGATCACTGCTGCCGAAACGATGTCCCATGCGTTCCGAATCCCGCCGACTCGATCGACGAAATCGATGACGACCGCGGCGACCCCGGCGGCGACGAGAGCGAGCGGCGCCAAGATGAGGAGCGGCAGACCCGTGAACACCGCGAGACCGGCGGAGAGTAGAGCGAATGCCGACGTGACGACTCCGACGACGGCGCCGATTCCGGTGAGCGCGAATCCGAGCGCCGCCGCCGCGGCGGCCGCCGCCGTGATCCCGACGACGACCGAGGCGATCGTCCCCGCGAGCTTCGGATTCGCCTTGACCCACGCGATGACCGAGCGCACCGCCGGGCGGATGCGTTCGACGAGACCGAGGACCGCCGGTGCGAGCGCTTGTCCGATCTCAATGCGGAGGTCCGTTATCGTCGCCTTCAATTTGTCGAATGACTTGGCGCCGGTCCGCTCGATTTTCGCGAACGCGGCGTCCGTCGCGCCGGTCGCCTCTTTCATCGCCTCCAGATTATCCGCGACCGTTCGCCCATCGTTCGCCATGAGAGCGAGCGCGCCGCGGAGTGCGCGGACATTCGGAAACAATTGCGCGACCTGCTCGACGTTGAGCCCGGTCGCCGCCGCCATGCGATCGAAGATGACCGAGGTCTCCGCTCCCTCGGCCGAGAGCCGCGCCAGCTCTTTCGCGGTCGACGCGCCGATCTTCTCACGTAGGTCGTCCATGACGCCGAGGAGTCCCTTGGTCGATAGCGCGACGGCGCCGAACTCGAGACCGAGCTTGTCCGCCGCCTTCGCCGCCTGGACCCCCGGCTTGACGATGGCGGAAATGAGCTGCGCGACCTGGACGATCGCCTCTGGAGTGCTCGCCGTCTTCGTCGCGGTGGCCAGCGCCGCCCCCATCTCCTCCATCGAGACGCCGGCGGCCGCGGCGACCGACGCGAGACGCCCGACATTCGGCGCCAATTCCTTAAACGTCGTGACGCCCTTCCGGACGATCGTGAACAGGAGGTCGGACGCCTGAGCCGCCGTCGTCCCCTGCTTCGAGTAGGCGCTCATGACGCGGATCAATCCCTCGCCGGCGGTCGCCGTGTCGGTGATTCCGGCCGTCGCCGCCTTGTTCACAACGCGCATATGCTCGGTCGCATTCGCGACGTCGGTCACGCCGGCGGAGATCGCGTCATAGGTGCCCTTGAGCTGCGAGGCGATGTCGGTCCCGAACTCAACCGCGAGCTCGCGTTGCGCGTCGCCCATCGCGGCGATTTCGCCGCGGGTCGAATCGACGAGCGTCGAGATTTCCGCGAGCGATTTCTCGTAGGTGGTCGCCGACTTGACCGCGAGAGCGGTCGCGGCGCCAAAGGTCGCGGCGATCGCCGTCCCCGCGATGGTCGCATTCCGGCGGAGTGACCCGAATGCGGCGCGGAACCGGGCGCCGGCGGCCCGCGTCTCGGACACCGCGCGATTGAGCCCCGCGCGGTAACCCGTGATGTCTGCGCCGACCCGGACCGTGATGTTCTGCGCGAGTCCTATTGCTTCATCCCCCGCTTTACTCGCTCGATCCGGTCTCGCTCATCTTCATCGCGAATCCGGAAATATGCGAGCCAGTCTACGAGCTCCGCCCGCGGCATTGACATGACGGCGCCGCGCGTCATACCGAGCTCATGCGCGACCGTATGAATCAGCCACCGGAGAGTCCGTTCGCGCTTGAGACCCCCCGGGATCAAAAACCCTCCTTCGCCGCCTCGATGTCCGCGTCGGATATCCCGCTCATCTCCCGGATGCGATTCGCGACCGTCGTCAATGCCTGAGCGGAGAGGCCGAACTCCGACATCTCATCCCAGATCGCGCGATAGTATGCCATCCACTCCGACGACTCCGCGGAATCATCCGGCCTCGTCGCGGCGAACTCCCACGCCGGATCATCGAGAGCTTCGATGAACATCGCCGCAGAATAGGCTCTGTTGTGCGCGTCGATTTGGCGAAGATATCGCGTGTCGCGCTCGTCGTACTCGTAGATGGGACGACCCTGCTCATCGCGCTCCGGCTTACCCCGGGAGCGGAGCGGACGCTTCGGCGGCACCGGCTTCGGAGGTAGCTTCGCCTCGACGTTGTCTGTGAAATCGAGCGACATAATGCGGAATCGCGCGGAGACGATGACCGGCACGAGCTCGCCGTCCTCCTCGCGAAATCCGACCGGGAGGTCGACCACGAAATGGCGCGCGAGCTCCGATCGATTGACGCCTTCGATCTTCATCGGGTTCCGTCCTTTCGTTCCGGACTAGCTGTAGGTCGGCGCGGTGACGAACGCCTTGCCGCTCACCTCAAGCGTGTTGAACTCGTCGCCCTCGCTGAAATCGATCGATTCGACGTAGACCTTCGAGAACGTGATCGTCTCGTCGTCGGCGCCGCCCGTCGGATCGTTCGCGACGAACTCGACCGTCGTCGTGTATTGCTCGTGAGCGCCGGAGGTCGACGCCCACGACGACGCCGATCGCGTCCCCGTGAGAGCGTCTCGGAGCGTGACGGTCGTCGCGTCCGACACACGGTCGACCTTGATCGAGAATGAGAGCTCGACCGAGACATCGTCGCCGGGTCTGGTGTGATCCAGTGTACCGCGATCCATGACCTCGATCGTGTTCCGCTTCTCGGAGAACGAGAGATCGCCCTGGTCGATCGTGAGTACCAGCGAGTTGGCGCCGTTGTCCTTGATCGTGATCTGACCGTCGCGAAGGTTTCGAGTCTGGCCCATTGTGGCACCTCCTTAATCTGTAGGATAGAACCGCCCGGAGACGGTGACGACTCCTCGATGAATCCCGGCGACTTCTCCGCCGTTGACGTAGCGCGCCCCCTCGAAGCGAATCCGCCCGATCAATTGCGAGCTGAGAGAGGTACTATGTCGATGAACGTCGACGACCTTCGAGGAGAATGTCCGCTCAATCGCCTGCGCGATGTCCTCGCGCCGGTGAATGTTCGCCCCACGCCTCACCGCGATCGAGACCTCGAACTCGACCGCGCTTTCGCGCGCGCCCCTCGACGGGAGCTCGTCGACGAACCGGACGGTCGGCTCGATCCAATCCGACATTTTCGCCGTATTCGTGTCGCGGCCTCCGTCGAGCACCCATCGGGTTTTCGGCACCTCCGACGTTATCGAAACGACGTCCATCGCGACGAGGAGCGACGCGCGGATATCGGTGATCTCGACGACGTTCGCCACGGCCATTATGCCGGTCCTCCGAATTGCGCGATGTAGTGCCGGGCATGGCGCCGGACCTGGACTCGGACCATGCCCTGCCGCGCCTGCTTCGACCAACCGAACTCAAGCGGGAGAATATGCTTCACGTTGTTGGCGACCTCGACGAACACGACGTCGCGGCCGCGCGACTTGAGACCCGGCGCCGGCGCCGTCAACCGCTCCTCGAACGACCCCTCGGCCGTGCCGAGCGCGATCCCCTCCGGTGTTCCTGTATCGCTCGACGCGTTTTTTGCTCGCGGGAGCGACTGATATCCACGCGGGCCTCGAGGACGCCCGGAGACGCGATCGAGCCAGACCGACCACGCGGCCCGCGCGCGACCTGTGTCGACCGGTGTCGATCGCATAATGTCTCGGACGAGGTCGAACGCCACCTTTTTCACAAGGAGCGTGACGTCGACCCCGAAACGTCGCACGACATTGCCGAGAGCCTCCTCGAATCGCGCGATCTCCGTCGGGTCGATCGTGATGCGCGGGACGGCGGTCATGCCTGGCCCTCCACCGCGCGCCCCTGGATTCTCCAGACGGTCCCCGTCGGATCGCGCTCGGCGTTGACGATCTCGACCTCGATACCGTCGACGGTGATCCGGTCGGCGGCCCGCGGCGTGATGACCTCTCGGGCGAGCTCGCGACCGTCCATGAGGAGCATGACGTCTCCGACCTGGACTCCGGCGTTCACGTCCTCGATCGCCGTGATCCGAGCGGCGTTGACGTATCGGACGCCCTCAGCGGCGGTCACTGCACCCGTCGCGAGGTCGACGTCGTCTCCGGACGTCGACACCATCGTAAACGCGACCGTCACGGAGCCCGCCTCGCCATCGGCCACGAGAGCCTCGATGTCGCCGGCGAATCGGTCGAGCTCCGCTCTCGTCAAGATGTCCGCTCCCGGCGTGTTCATTCGGTCGCGTCCTCGAACTCGAATTGATTGCGCGACGTGAGCGCGTCGTCGATGTAATCGACGTCGCCGTCGACATACTGCGTCATGACGGAGAACACGTCAGCCTCGGACCGCCGC